TACTCAAGATGACTTGGGTAAAAATGTCGGAATCGTACAAACTGCTGGTTCTACCACAATCGGAACTAGCAAAAATGCGGTTGACGGAAGCACAGCAGCTACCACTAATACACTACCATTAAAGATTGTCGATTTTGTCGATGGTCCTGATAGTGCTATAGGTGATAGCTTCACTGATGTATTGGTGATGTTCAACGTAGGACATCAGTTACTTAACACAACAGGCATAGGCTAGGAGTAAATTATGGCAATTTCAAGAGCTAATGAGCTTAAACAACTCCTTCCAGGTTTAAATGCTTTGTTTGGAGAAGAGTACAACAACTACGAGAATGAGCACGAAGAAATTTATACAACTGAGAACTCTGAAAGAAGTTTTGAAGAGGAACTCAAGTTGTCAGGTTTCGCTGCTGCTCCAGTAAAAGATGAAGGTGCGTCTATATCTTTTGATACAGCACAAGAGTCTTTTGTTGCTCGTTACACCCATGAAACTATTGCTTTAGGTTTCTCAGTTACTGAGGAAGCAATGGAAGATAATCTTTATGTAAGTTTATCTGCCAGATATACTAAAGCATTAGCTAGAGCAATGGCTTACACTAAGCAAGTCAAAGCTGCTGCACCATTGAATAATGGGTTTACAAACAGTTTCCAATCTGGAGACGGAGTAAACTTATTTACTGCTGATGGTGATGGTGTAACAGGTGGTGATGGTCACCCTCTAGTATCTGGCGGTAAGAACTCTAACAGACCAGCCACAGGTGCAGACTTGAATGAAACATCTTTAGAAGATGCAGTCATTCAAATCAGCAAGTGGACTGATGAAAGAGGTCTTAAAATTGCAGCTAGACCTAGAAAGCTGATTGTACCAACTGACTTACAGTTTGTTGCTACTCGTCTTCTAGAAAGTGAGTACAGAGTTGGAACTGCTGACAACGATATTAATGCAGTCAGAAGCAATGGTGTGATTCCAGAAGGCTACGCAGTTAATCATTATTTAACTGATACTAATGCTTTCTTTATCACAACTGATGTGCCTGATGGCATGAAGCATTTTGTCAGAAGTCCAATGACTACAAGCATGGATGGAGACTTTGATACTGGTAACGTAAGATATAAAGCAAGAGAGAGATATTCCTTTGGTGTATCTGACCCTCTTGGAATCTTTGGGTCACCAGGCTCAAGCTAAACTTTAAGGGGAGCTATGCTCCCCTTTTTTTCGTTCTAGGGAATTTTTTTTGTTTATCGACTGCCCTAGCAGACTTGCCAAGACGATAAACTTTTTTCTTTTAGGAGAAGATTATGGCGAATACAACTTTTAATGGACCAGTAAGGTCCGAAGGTGGTTTTGAACAAATCACTAAAAACTCAACAACTGGAGCAATAACAACTAATCTAGATGTTGATACAAGTGGTAATATTAGTACAACAGGAACAGTAAATAATTTACTATCTGTTACTAGCGTTACTGATTCAACACTTACTCCAACTACAGCACAGTCTGGAACTATTTTTAGTTTGAATAGAGCTGCTGGTATTACAGTAACCTTACCTGCTGCTGCTGCTGGACTGTTTTATGAGTTTCATATAGGCACTACATTTACAGGTACTTTTATTTTACAAGGTGCTTCTAGTGCAGATACTTTTCAAGGAATGGTATTTCAGCTTGATAAAGATGAATTAGGAAGCGTAGTAGCTCTTAATGAAGATATTGACACTGCTGGATGGAATGTTCCTGCTGCTGCTGACTATAGATTAACTATGGATGCTGACACTGATGGTCGTTTTATTGGCGGTCATATAAGATGTGTAGCTATTACAGATGCTATATGGCTTCTTAATGGTCACGTCTTTGGTGATGGCACTGTTTCTCATAGTTTTAGCTAGGAGTAAATCATGGCTGATGCAGTAACTTCACAAACCATCATTGATGGTGAAAGAAATTGTGTTATGAAGTTTACCAATGTCAGCGATGGTACTGGCGAATCCGCAGTAGCCAAAGTAGATGTATCTGCTTTGGCTTCTAATGCAGCAGGTGTAGCCTGTTCAGAAGTTAGAGTTATGCGTATTAGTCATGCTATCGTAGGGATGTCCGTGCAATTATTTTTTGATGCTACAAGCAATGTCTTACTTGTAGAATTAGCAGAAAGTAGTAATGGGCACATGGAGTTTGAAGACTTTGGTGGTATTCCTAATAACGCAGGTTCAGGTAAAACAGGAGATATTCTCTTTACAACAAAGGGTCATTCTTCAGGTGATACCTATTCTATTGTTTTAGAAATGGTTAAAGTTTACGGAGACTAATATGTCAAATTATATTATTGCAGAAAATGGTAACTTTCCTCCCCAATATAATGTATTGGTTAAAGGTGAGGATGGAATCTACAGAGTTGTTTTTGGACCAGACCCTGATTTAGAAGATGCAGAAAGAAAGCATAAAGAGCTTTCAGGCACTCCTAAAAAGGTTGAGAAGAAAACACCTGTTAAGAAAACACCTGCTAAAAAAGCACCTGCAAAGAAAAAAACTGTAACCAAAAAGAAAACAGTTAAGAAAAAATAGTGTTAGACAAGACTCTGTTGATGAAAGAACTTCGTCAATGGAGTCACACTGTTTTAGAACAACCTCAAGGTAAGTTTAACAACTTGCCTGCTTGTCCTTTTGCTAAAAAGACTTGGAACAACAATAAAGTAGATATTGTTGTAAGTCAGTGTAGTGATTGGTCAGACCTTATGGATAGTATTATAAGTTTCGATGATACTTATGATGTTATTATTTATTGTGGTGATGACTATGAAAGCATGACTGCACATGAGTTACATGAAAGAATTGACTTATTAAATGGACAAGCTAACCCTTTAAATTTATATTTAATGGGTTCACACCCTGATAGCGAAATACCTTTTGCTACAGATGAAGAGTTTAACGGATTATTTGATGATGATTATTATGTGGTCTTTTTACAAAGGCTAGATACTTTAATTCAAGCATCTGATAATATTTTTAAAAAGGGTTATTATAACAATTACGATAATAACGAATTTCAATCTCAAATATTAAATAGGAGAAAATTATGGCAGGTATGAAAAAAACTGGCGTTATGAAAAAAGGTGGCATGAAAACTAAGGTTATGAAAGGTGGCACTAAAACTAAAACCAAACCTAATAAAAAGGTTATGAACAAGCGTGTGGGCAAAGATACCATGATGAAAAAAGGTCGTGGTAGAAAAACCGAAATGAAAGTTGAAAACTTTAAGGACATGGTGTTTAGGAAGTTTGGTGGCGGTAAAACATAAACCAGTAAACTTTTTTTAGTTATTTAAATATTTTTTAATGCCTATAAGAAAGAAGGCTAAGATGCCTCCACGCAACAAAAAAAACTTTAGACCTACCAAGTCTGGTGCTGGTATGACTGAAGCTGGTGTAAAAGCCTATAGGAGGATGAATCCTGGTTCTAAGTTAAAAACAGCAGTTACTGGTAAAGTTAAGAAAGGTAGCAAGGCTGCAAAACGTAGAAAGTCTTTTTGTGCAAGGTCAGCAGGGCAGATGAAAAAATTTCCTAAAGCAGCAAAGAATCCTAATTCTAGATTGCGACAAGCTCGTAGAAGGTGGAAATGTTAGATGGTTATGTCTAGAGCTAACTTTGCTGTATTAACAAGAAAAGCACCAGCATCTAAAAAAAAATATGCCAATAAGAAGAAAAAAAGACCCCAAAGTCGGAACAGGAAAAAAACCTAAAGGCTCAGGTAGAAGGTTATATACTGATGAAAACCCTAAAGATACTGTCAGTATTAAGTATGCAACACCCTCTGACGCTAGAGCTACTGTGGCTAAGGTCAAAAGAATTAATAAACCTTTTGCTAGAAAGATACAGATTCTTACAGTTATGGAGCAAAGAGCAAAAGTAGCAGGTAAGAATCAACAAGCTAAAATAGCAAAAGCAGGTAAAGAAGCTATTAGGAGAAAGCATGGCAACTAGCGGAAGAACTACATTTAATCTAGATTTATCAGATATTATGGAAGAAGCCTATGAGCTTTGTGGTCTTACTATGCGTTCTGGATACGATTACAGAACTGCTAAACGTGCTTTAAATTTAATTTTTTTAGAGTGGCAAAATAAAGGTTTAAATCTATGGAAGATAGAACAAGCAACACAAACCTTAACAGCAGGCACTTCAAGTTATGCAGCAGAAACCAGTGCACTAGAGATAGTAGATGCTTTTATTCGTACTGACTCTGCCGATACTACCAAACAGTTTGACCAGTTATTAAATAGAATATCTAGGACACAATACAATCATCAGGCAAAAAAACTAAATCAATCAAAGCCAACACAGTTTTATGTAGACAAAGGCACATCAGGTATAAATATAGTTTTATGGTCAACACCAGACGATGCTCAAACATATACATTAGTTTACGACTATATTAAAAGAATTGAAGATGCAGGAGAGCCTGCTACTAATAATGCAGATGTACCTGCTAGATATTTACCTTGTTTGACTTATGCACTGGCATTGAATGTAGCAAGCAAGTCTATGGATGCACTACCAAGAATACCAATGCTTAAAATGAGATATGATGAACTCTGGAATGAAGTTAGTGATGCAGATAGAGAAAGAGCATCTGTAAGATTTGTTCCTGATAGTAGCGTTTATAGTAATTACTAATGTACGCAAAAGGTAAGAAAGCATTAGGAATTTGCGATAGATGTGGTTTTACATACAAACTTTCTGAACTTAAATACGAAATAGAAGATAAAGTAAGAAATGGATTGCGTGTGTGTTCAGATTGTTTTGACCCAGACCATCCACAACTTAGAGTTGGTGAACTACAAACAAGTGACCCACAAAGTTTATTTAATGCAAGAGTAGATACAGGAGAAGAAGAATCTACAAGATTGTTTGCATTTAATCCTGTAGGAGGAGGCATAACTCCTTTAGGTTCTAGAACTGTTGGTTTGGATATGCGTGGAGAATTAGGAAATATAACATTGTCTGGAGTGGTTGCAGCATCTCCAACACCATCTCCTTCTCCCTCTCCAACTCCATCTCCTACACCTTCACCCACACCAGCACCTACGCCAGCACCTACACCTGCACCTACACCTGCACCTACACCTTCTCCATCTTATACGACCTATACAGTGACAGTAGGAAGTTATTATGGCTCAAATTATTTTTATATAGATGGTGTTAGAGCAGCTACTCTTAATTTGACAGAAGGACAGACTTATAGATTTAGTCAGTCTGATAGTAGTAATAGTGGACATCCATTAAGATTTTCTACTACTTCTAATGGAACGCATGGTGGTGGTTCTGAATATACAACTGGGGTAACAACGAATGGCACTGCTGGTTCATCAGGAGCATATACACAAATAGAGGTAGCATCTGGTGCTCCAACATTATATTATTATTGTACGAACCACTCAGGCATGGGAGGTCAAATTAACACATGACATACGCAGAATTAAAAAGTTTAGTACAGAATTATTTACAAAATACAGAAACACAGTTTGTTTCTGATTTACCTAATTTAATTAAACAAGCTGAAGAAAGAATTTTAAAGACTGTTAATTTACCAGTATTTAGAAAAAATGTTAGCGGAACATTAACAACGGGAAATCAGTACCTTGCAACACCATCTGATTTTTTAGATAATTTTTCTTTGTCTTATACAGATGCAAGTGCACAAACATTCTTGTTATATAAAGATGTAAACTTTATTAGAGAGGCATATCCAAATGCTTCTACTACAGGCACACCCAAGCATTATGCTTTATTTGATGATACAACTTTTATAGTTGGACCTACACCTAGTAGTGATTTTGTTGTCGAATTACATTATTTCTATAGACCAAATTCTATTACAGCAGGTGCAGATGGTGGAACAACATGGTTAGCGACAAATGCTATTAATACTTTATTGTATGGAACTTTATTAGAATCTTATGTGTATATGAAAGGTGAGCCTGATTTGATGGTGCAATACGAAAAAAGATATTTAGAGGCAATAAGTAAACTTAAAAACTTAGGTGAAGGTGATAATACAGTAGATATTTATAGAGATGATGCTGTAAGAGTTGAGAGAATGTAATGTTTACAGTAGATGTTGAATCAAATATAGGTAATGTGGTTGTAGAGACTACACAAAATAAAGGTTTAAGTCCTGAATATTGGACAGAAAGAATAGTAAATAAGATTGTAAGTATCAGTGATAATGCTGACCC